TGGCCTCCAGAAATAGCAGCTCGTGCTTTACCGCTGAAAATCTTAGGATTACCAAAGTCGCTAATCTGAACAAAACCTTCTGGATTTAATGTCATTTCTAATAAGATTTATAGAACGAAAATCCGCCAAGTTCAGAACTCTCAATAACAAATCCGCTTAACTTTTCTTCAGCGTCAGATGCTTCATCTTCTACTTCTTCAGATTTAACTTCTGCTTCAGGTTTTTCTTCACAGCCTTCACATTCTTCACTAGCTTCTTCTTCACCTTCTTCTTCAGATTCTTCTTCAGGTTCTGGTACATCTTCTGCCATTTCTGTCAATGCTTTGATAGTTTCTACTGTCATTTCAGTAGAATCTGCGATTTTCAAATCTTTAGCTTCACAAATCTTTTCGTAAGTTTTAATAGCTTCTAATCTTTGAGATTCAAGTAAATCAGCTTTTTCTTTTTCAAGAACAGCTAATTTTTCTCTCATTTCTCTAAATTCAGCTTCGGAAACGGATGGAGTTGTCATATTTGCTCCTTTGGTTTCTTTGTTTTCCATAATAACCTCCTTATAACTATTTGTTTCTAACGTATTAGCGTTATGAATATGAGTTTTGTAATATTCTTCAATCATTTTTGATATATCATTTTCTGTAAATTCTAGTTCTTCACTAGTTTCTGTGGTTTCTTTCTTTAAACTTGTTCCTACAATTCCTGGAGTTGGGGTTGTACTTAATTCTAATGCATGTAATCCTTTAGCAATTAGTACATCACTATCTTTACTTTCCTTGACCATCTTTTCGGCTATTGCTCCAATACTAACTTCTTTAATTCTTCCATCTTCTATCTTTTCTATAATACCACTACCATCTTCTTTAATCCAACCTTTATATGAAACTTCTTTTCCACCATTTACACTTTCTCCTAATTCTACTAATCCAATAGCATTATCAGTATCTGAAACATGGTCTTTTAATATGGGTTTTCCAGATAATGTAGGTGCAAATTTATGGAGTTCTTCTGCAGTATACTTAACACCATTTCTACTTACTCCCTCATTAATTGCAATTCCACTAATCTTAATCTTTTTTGTCATTCTTCACCTCTGTTACTTCAGTAATCTTTGCTCCAATAATTAATTTAACATTCTCATCTACTATAATATGTCCATCCTCATCCAATTTTTCTTTAGATTCTTTAAATGATTTTCCAGCCTTTTTAAATTGTGCAGTACAAATTGCATATGCACTGGAACTAGCTTCATCTTCAGACATTCCTTTATCTTTTATTAATTGTGCTTTAACTTTACTTACGCAGTCTTCAAAATCTTTAGGCATATGGTTTATATTATAATTAGTTTATTTAAAAACTATTAATTAGTCACTATATAGTATAGCTAACTCCATCTAATAAGAAATTCAATTTCTGAATTTGGCAACCCTTCAATTAATATAAATAATTTATCATTTAGAGCCCATTTATCTTGTGTGAAATTAAATTTATCTCCAAATTCAGTATGTGTATCTGTTCTAAGTGCTAATTGTCTACCTCCAAATACATCTAACAATTCGCATAGTATTACTTGATTATAATCCTTTAAATAAATTCCAAAATTAACTGGGCCTTTAATAACATTATATGTAATACTTTCTAAATGGCCATTTATTAATTCGCTAATCTTAGAGGTAAGAGTTTCTCCTTCTTTTATTTTTAATTTAATTTTAGTTTCTTTTATTTCAGTCATTTGGAGTCATGGGATCTTTTATATATTGTAAATGTCTTCTTTGCCTATGAGTATTAGCGACATGTCCTCTATTAGTTAATTTATCTATATCTTCTCCTTCTGCTCGCGCACCAGGTCCTGCTTCATTACTTACTCCAGCCATCATTACTGCTTGTTTTGGCCTTGTTCCATTACCTGTATAATCTTCCCAATTTCCTACAATTGCTACATCTTCATTTGCTAAGGTACTCCCTACTCCTGGAATATTGCAATTGTGAATAAAATCTCCGGAGTGGGGATTAGCAAAATATATAGATTTACAATGAGGACATCTTCTTGGAGGCATGTTTACTTTTTCTCCCCAATATCATCCCAAAAATTAATATGTCGTTTATTATAAAAATCCATTACACATTCTCCGCAAATAAATCTACCATAGAATTTTACAAATCCATCATTTTTGCATTCCTTTACTGAACACTTAGGTTTTTGAACATTCATCTTGTTGAATCTCTTTTTTATATTTTTCTACCAATTTAGTAACTGATTCTTTAGGTTGAGTTGGAGATTTAAATGTATCTGGCGGTGGAGTCCCAGGAGCTGTTTTATCTGTTCCAGCATCTTTCATTTGTTTTTTTAATTCTGCTTCTTTTTCTTTATTTACTCTAATAACTTCTTCAAAATTAATATTTAATAATCCTGCTAACTTACCTTCTACTGCATCCCTCATTCCTGGTGACATGAAATTAACAGCCATTGTATCTCTAATATTTCTCATTAATGTAAATGTATTTTGTTGACTTAATTCTCCCCATACAATATCAAAACTTTTACTATCATCATCTAATACTGATTTTAGAATTCTTTTAACTACTAGTCTCATTTCATCTTGAATAGAATTTATTCTTCTATCAAATGCATCCATTTGTACTTCTGCCAATCCTTCTGGAACATTACCTGCACCTAAAATTGTTTCAGGTACTTGGAATGAAAAAGATAATAACTTATAATCATTATTTAGTACAGCAGTAAATTTGTCCCCAACATTTCCAAAATCTAATACCTTCATATCTACATTTGGCCCAGTTACCCATTCTGTACATTCATCCATAAATTGTAATTTCTCACCAAACTTATCAATATCACTTTGTTGTGGAATATCATCAGAAGCTAAGTCTCCTAATTTTACCCAAATTGGTGCTGCTCCTTTTCTCTTAATTAATTTATGAATAGATTGTTGAGCCATTAAAAAATCATTAATAGTTGGGAGAGATGAAAATATAATTCCCATTCCGTATGCAGAATTACCTATTTTGTTAATAGCTAAATGAGCCATTTCATCTTTATCTAATTCTTTAATATCAGTAGGGTCAATTCTTTTAATATCTTTACCTACGAATTGATTATAACTTTCTACAGTTCCAAATTTATCTCTTTTGATATAAATAGAACTAGCATTTACATTTTTTATTTTTGCGTTAACTGTGGGATCATTTAATCCAGCTATTTCTAAATATCCATTTCCTTTAATTAAACCATCCTTTAACCAAGGCCTTAAATATGCTCTAAAATCTGTATCCTCTAGCCATTTGTTTAGTGTTTCAGCTACACCATCATCAAAAGAAATTACTTTCATTTCTGGCCCAATTGCGAAATCAGTTATTTTATCAACAACTGCATTTGCTAATCCAAATTTCTTAGCTACTCCTTCAGTCACTGAAAAATCAAAGGGATGAGGTTCTCCAATTTTATCTTTAATATTTTTAAGTTCAGTTTTTTCTAGCTCGTCATTCAATTCTGTTTTGAATTGTTCTTTAAGTGTTTCTGATTTTAAGGTTTGAATATTTTTAGGATTATAAATACCCAAAACTCTATTTTTCTTAGGAGTAGTATTCTCACTATTCATTGTTATTTAGTATATAATTTAGTTTAAAAATTATTAATGTTTTACTATATAGTTTAGTATATTTACCCAAGTGCATACTCTCGTCTCCTTTTAGTAGTTACATTAAAATAATAACTTGCTAATGCCAAGGCACATGCTAGATCATCATGATCTCTTTCAGGATGAGAAAGAAGCAACTGACCAATCTTAGACCATTCCTGAGTAATAGAAAGCAATTGATAATATAATTTTTTATTTATATGTTTTTTATTAGTATTATGATTTGGCAAATATAAAGAATTATTTTGTAACATAATTTTTAAGTTATTAAACATTTCTGCTTTGGACTTAGTAGAGAATGTAATTCCTTTAACCTTTGCACCTAATTCATCCTTTAATACATCACTAACTCCGGCACCCAATCCAGTTTCGTCTACTATTATTTTTTTGAAATTAAAAAATTTATCTAAATATGCTATTCTCCCAATAGCAGAAGTTAATTTTGGAGTATCTAAGGTTTCCATATAACAAATATATTTTTTATTAGAAAAGGCAATTTCTTCTAATACTACTACTGCAGTTTCATCTGCTCCAGTCCTTGCAACATCAAGACCACATATATATGTTGCCTTATTATTAATCTCGCCGGTTGGTTTTCTATCTTCCATTTACAACTCTCCCTCTGCGCCATATTCATCCATACTTGCCCATCTTGCCCATATCATTTTCTCACTATCCAAAGAATAGAAGTGTCTGTCAAGGTATAATCTAGTCTCTTGCATAGTTCCATCTTCTCTTGCAGTTGATATATCTAATATATCTGGTATTTCATCTTTCTCATAAAAGTGCTTATCCATAGGAACTCGAAATTGTAATAATCTTTCTACATTAGATTTAATCATCATATCAAAATCAATTTGTCTAACTAAATAAACAGCTACTTCTTCTTCTAATTTATTAATAGGAAAAGTTCCTCTATAGCATGGTTTGCCCTTTTCCCAATATGCACAACCAAAACCTATATCTCTCATTGATTTCTCCTTTCTGTTTCTTCTCCATAGTCATATTCTTCTTTTACTTGTTTTCTCAAATCATTTTCGGTTAAGTGTGGAACTACTTTTTTTTGTTTATTATAAAAAAATGTAAGATAGTTTCTTCTTCTCTCATTACATTTGGTTGAAAATGTAACTCCATCTGGAGCATCGTGATAGATATTTTCTTCATGTAGTCCTCTTAATTCCCATTCATAAATTGTTAATCTAAAAGCGTAGTCGAGTATTCTTGTATAGTTAGTTTCTCCATACATTTCTTTGACCATTTTCTCAAGAGTTTTAATACTTTTAGGAATAGCTTTTGTTATCTTCTTCTTTTTCGTCATCTTTATTTTGATAGATTGTTTTAATTAAATAGGTCGCAAAACAAATATTATTATTTGTCGCCTTATATTCATCTACTTTTTTAATACAAGAATCATATAATTTTATATCTCCAGTTGAAAAGGATGTAGATACTAAATGTTCCAATGATTCATCAGAGGTTCTTTCAGAATCTTCACACATAAAAGGTAATAGAGATTGATATGCCATTAATTATAAAATGGAAAGAATGTTGGTGTAAAATTCTTCACTCCTCCCTTTTTGTCAATATCAAAATCTAATGTCCAATAACCTTTGTGAGCAGGTAATTTTTTCAATCGCATAAACTGGCTTTGACCACAGAAAGTTCCAGCTTCAACAGCATGAACATTTCTAATAAACATATACAATGCTTTATGATAATGTCCTTCTACTACTATTTGAGGTTTCTTTCCACCTTCTAAACTTTCAATTAATTTTTGCATTTTATAACTTGTAGCATACGCACTTCCATCTCCAGGATGAAATAGTTTCATTACAACTCCTTTACCTAATTTAATGTCTGCTTCATCTTCTCCAAGAAATGTGAAATTATCAAGACGATGATCTAATTCAGTTCCAACACAAACCCCACCATTGTTTTTCTTTTTGTACCACTGATCGTGGTTTCCCGTTATTCCATAAATATTAAATCCCTTGAAATATTTTTTAAATAAATCAGTAGCATAATTAATTTGATTAGTAAATCCAACTTGTGCTAATTCATAAATATGTCCATCTCTTCCAGACATCCCCTCTAAAATATCTCCGGCATGATAAACATCTTGTATCTTTCTTTTTCTAAATGTTTCTCCTGCATGTTTTAACATTCCTTCATCAAATGCTTCATGTCCTATATGAGTATCTGAAATAATTCCAATTCTCACATGTCCTTCTTTAGAATGATTATAAGTTCTATTAGAAACATTTGATTTTGTTGGTTGTTTTAATAAAATTCCTAATTCTCTAGCTGACAGATTTTTTTTACTAACTAACTTTAAAATCTTTTCTTCTTCTTGTGATAACACATCGTCTTCTAATCCCATTTTATCTTTACATCCTAAGCAAATAAAAATATTACCTTCTTTATGTGTAGTTCTTTTATTGCAACTTAGACAACAATCTCGATTTTTGCTCATTTTAATATATTTCCTTTCATTTTTAACTTCATTTACTACTTCTATATAGTTATATTATCTCCACCATTGGATATGATGATTTGGCATTATCTAATAATGCTACTGGAAAGAATGACATTATATCATCTATAAATTCTGCTTCATATTCGGTTTTAAATTCAATATCACTTGAATTTCTCTGTTGTTCATCTATAAATGATTGAGTGTATTGTCCGGCCCTAACACAATCCTTCCATGTAACATTAATAACTTCAAATTCTGGGTCTTCATAACAACTTCTATAAAAATGATTTCTAATTAGAGGTGTTCCAATTTTAATTAATTGACCTTCATCTCCTTTACTAGCCAACATTGGAATAATAACACTATTAACAATTTCATCTTTCATAATTCCAGCTTCTTCTAATACTACTATGTCTGCAGTATATCCTCTTATAGTATGCCCATGTGGCCCACAAGGCAAACTAATAATTCTAGATTTATTATTATATCTTAACTCAGTTTCTGTAGATTTTACTACAGATGAATTAATAAATTGGTGTGATTCTACTATGAATCTAATTTTGTTATACAATTCTTTTGACTGATTTTGAGTAGGAGCAATTAGAATTATTGTTATATTAGGTGTAGTTAATGCTTTAAATAATACATAAACAGCTACAGAATGAGATTTTCCTGATTGTCTACACCATTTTCCTGCTAATCGTTTCTTATTAAAACATGCTTTAAAGAACTTTTTTTGATAATCATGGGGTCTAAATTTAAAATAAAAATCAAATAACTCCATTATATCATCAAAATTTTTATTAGTTATATCAACCACTTGCTACTACCTCAATTTCTCTAGTCTGTTTCGTTTCAGCATTCTTTATATCTTCCTTTTCTTGTAATTTTTGCAATTCTCTTTCCTCTTTCCTTAATTCTAGAAATTGAGATACTTGTTTGTCAAATGTTTCACTTACATCAGCAGTCAATTGTTTTTGAGTTGCTGGCCAGTATACTTTTTTAATATCAATCAATACTTTAGTAAGAGATAGAGACTTCCCGAAATCAGGAAGTACCTCTACATCTTGCATCATATGAGTAATAAGTTTCTCTGTATGCTTACGAATGAGTTCTTCATTCAATATTCTTTCAGTATCACCTTTTTTCAAAATGATTACTGTATCTTTTGGTTCATCATTATAATTCATTTAGTCTTGCCCTTAGTTTCTTCAACTTTTTTTTCAACAACTTCTTCCTTCTCTTCTGGTTTTTCAATCTCACCAGTTAAAGGATTAGGTTTCCCAAAGCCATTATCTTTAAGCCATTTTTCTATGAGTGGGACTGCATTCAATTCCGGTACATCACTCATTGGAATAAATAAACTAATTCCATTACCTCTTTCTGTTCCTTTGAAATTATAATAATATCCCGTTGTAACAGTATTTCTAATTCCATCAAGTAGTTTATCTTCCTTAACAGTTTCAATACTAATTAATTCAAATCTAGTTGCATTACCATATTTATCTAAATCTATGTCTTTTAAAGCCTTGAGTGCCTGTCCTGGAATAACGCTAGATGCTTGATTGATATATCTTTGCATATCATCTTCAAAGTCCATCCGTGCTGCGTAACTATCATATGGTTGAAATTTCTTTTGATATACGGTAGCTTTCTTAACAAGTGCTGCTAAGAACTTATCCATTAAGCCATGGTATCCCTTAGATATATCAACATAATCTGCCTTCTCCACCTCAGTTGCTGGTCTAAATATACTTAATCCGTCTGCCATTATTTTTTGTTTACCTCCTTATATATTTTATAGTCTATGATATTAGAAAATGGAATAACAACATAATCAATATCTCTATCCGCTGCATTTCCATTTTCTATTTCATTATAAAGAACATAGGCATAATCATCGTGTTTATAATACCTGCCTATTGTGTGAAATGTAGATAATAATTCAACTGGGAGAGCATTTTCTAATTCGCTTAAAGTTCCTCTTGTTTCTGAAGTAATATCTAGCCATATTATTTCATAAATTACATCTCTCTTAGTTAATTCTTTAATTTCTTTTTTATTCATATATTATTCAGCCTCTTCTTTCAAATCTTCTACACCTTCTTCAAGTTGTTTATTTAACTCTGTAAGTGACTTCTCCTCAAGTCCAATTTGAGTGTTTACAGATTCAATTAATTTACTCATTTGAGATGATTTAGCATTTCTATTATATTCTCTTACATTATCTTCATAACTCCAAACTTGTTGTTGATGGTCATGTGTAGTTTCAGCATATTCTAAGTCATTATTTAGTTTTTTTAACTTATCTTCACCTACTTGAATAGCCTTTTGAGTAGCCTTCTTTTCTTGTTCATTTAATTCTCTCATTATCATCCACCTCCTTTTCATTTTTGGCAAATTTGTTGATGTGCATGATTTGACTAATATATTCTTGTAAGTGTAATTGTACAAATTTAGAGAAGTCAAATATTGTATTTTGTTTAATAAATATATGTTGGTGAGGAGGGAGACTTACAGATATTGGTTTATGTTTCTTGCTATCATCTATTTGTATTCTACCCATGACTATATACTCCTATTTTACAATTATTTATTTCTTCGTATTCTTCTATCACTTCTGGAAAATGATTTTGCAAAAATGATATCAGATTAAAATATTGCATTTCTATTTCTTCTAATCTATATATACCTTGTTCATTCATTTTTTCTTTCTCCTTTTTAATTTTGGTTTTACATTACTAGCAAATATTGATACTAATAAAATAATAAGGAAGAGAATTAAAATATCTATTACCAATAAAATCCAGAGTGGTGAGAATACCCACCACCAACTCCAATTAATATGAGATGCAAGTTTAAGTATTATGAATACAAGGGTTAATCCGAGTGCACATAATTTAATTTGATTCATCCTACATACTCCATTTGTTTGTCATTAGTCTTTTTCTTTTGTTTATTTTTGTTTCCATATTCATACTTTTCTAATAACTGTAACTTTTGCATTTCATCAAGTACTAAAGTTTTTGCTGTATACTTTCTGAGTGTTACATCATACTCCATTTCTAACTTAGCATAGTCAAGTACTTGTAACCGTTCTCCATCTCCTTTATAGATACTAACTACTTTATCATTTGGAAGATGTAAGATACCTGAGATTTGATGTTTCTTTAGAAATACACTTATTTCTTCTAATAACTTTTCAACTTTCTTACTATTTTTAATTTTCTTCGTCATCTTCTATCTCCTCTCTTTTATGATTAGAGTCAACTGCAAAATATGCTTCTGAACCCCTATTATCTAATATATTAACAAACTCAAGTTTTAAACCGTCAAGGGTTTTAAATTTAACTATGTCGAAGAGGGTAGTATTTTGTGCTTCTAATAGATATTCAAATTTAATTCCACATGCATTTAAGAGATGCATTAATTGCCTTGTCATACCTTGCTTTAAATATATGTCGCTCATTGTTTGGGATTTATATGTCGTCTTCCTAGAATTCCTAATATTTTCCTAATGTCTTATTATTATTAATTTATTCCATCTTATTTAAAGATTATTATGATAAAATATATAAGTTATAGTTAATAATTATATATGGTAGACTACAACAATGTTTAAATACTTTGTTATGGTAATTATATTAACTAAATAAACATATAAATAAATATATAAAAACAAAACAATGGAAAGGAATGTAAAAGGAAAAGTATTGGAATATAGGAAGAAGCTACATAGCATCAGATTTAGAAAGGCAAATCAATCCTGTTCTAAAAATGAACTAATAGATATTGCTCTATATCATAATGTAAAACCTAAAGATATTGATAGAATGGATAAGGTTGAACTAATTAATGAAATAAATGATGTTGTATTTGATAAGAATCATAGTATGAAAAACTGGAATAAAGGAGGTATATGGGTAAATGGAAACGAAATTAATTGATGATTTAACACATATAAGTTCTAATTCTATTAAGTTAGTAAAGAATACCAAAGGATACAATTGGGAAATTAAAATATATGACAAAGAAGGAGACGACATCTTAGAAGAAATAGTTAGATTAGATAACGAACTAAAAATGAGATTTAGTAACAAAGGAGGTAGTTGAAAAATGAAATTAACTAAAAGTGTAATTGCTTATATCAATACTCTAAAAAATTGTAATAATATTTTTAAAAACTTAACAGATGACCAAATATTAAATTTTTGTTTGATTGAACAAATAAGAATAAATAAATATGGGAAAGGAGAGAATATTATAAACGAAATTTTTAAAGATTATTGTGATAAATTTGAGAGATTAAATGAGGGGTTTAAATGATGAATAAACTAAGTAAAGCGCAAGTATTAAGATTAATGTTTCATTGCAAACAATGTAAGTCTTTAGATGTAAGTGTATTATCTTGTAAGAGCATATTATGTAAGAAGTGTGGATTTGTTAATATGCGAGGAAAGACAAAATGATCTTGAATAAGATGTTGAATATGTTAACTAATAGAGAAAGAAATTTTTTATTTAATTCTTTGAGTTCTAAGAGTGGAAATAAGTTTGCCGATTCAATCAACTTTGGATATGACTTAGAACTGTATAGATATAAAAACTCTGATGTATTGGAAAATTTATTTTTTCATTTTGACCAGGATGATGTGTTAGCTGAGTTGATAAAGAAGGATAAGGAGGTGAGTGAAGATGAGTGAATTTACAACTATTAAGGTACATAAGAATTTGAATAGAAAGTTATTGATTTATAAGTATGAAAATGAATTGAATAGCATTGAAGAAGTTATTAGAGAATTGATGAGTTTTGCCAGAAAAGATGATAATACTACTGTGTAGTTAGGATTAGAATTGGTGGCTTGTTTTTATTTTTTTTATTTTTTTTATTTTTTTTTATTTTTTTTTTATTTTTTTTTGAGGTGTGGTGATTTTATGCCTAACACTTTAATGGATTTGCCCAGGGGGGCTGGTGGCCTGAT